CATCAGAACACCCATGATAATTTCACCAACACCAGGTTTACGAGATTTCATAATATATCCTTAAAAGTTTCCATGCGCCCAATATAACAAAAGGGGTTGCCCGAAAGCAACCCCTATTTTACTTCTGAATACTATTTTCGTCGATCTCGTCACCTTCCGGCGCATTTTCGATACCCATTGCGTAACGAAGTGCATAGATAAGCATCAGAGCATCTTTGGCGCAGTCGTGGATAGAGTCGTGCTTAATGAAGCCGTCCAGCATACCCACACGCAGCGGAACCATTGTAACTCCGCGAGTAAGCAACCGGTTTTCGATTGCTGTTCGTACGTCTCGACTGTTCCAGAACACATTAGGCGCTACGCCCTTGGTATCAAACCCACCCGCAATAGTGCGCAGGATATCAGTCAGGAACGTACGGTCAAACTCAGGACCGCGACAGTAGTCCAGAGACTGCCAGTAACTGATCCCGTCTTTCTTCAGGTCCGCTAAGAACTGTTTGTGACCTTCGAGCAGTTCCAGATCGTCAGCAGAAGGTTTGAGGATCTGTTTTGCTTCTGTGCTCTGCTTCCTCCACCATTCAAGCGTACCCGAATCTGATCGCCGGTCTGTCTGGGCCTTCAGGTTGAACTTATACTTGCGACCGCGTGCCACCAGTTCCAGGAAAGTAGGAGGGTGATGCGGATCATCAATGAACGGTACGTAACTCAGTTCAATGATCTTGCCTTTGGGAGGCGGTCCAATGCATTCATAATCGAATACGAAATCTACCGGCAATCCGCTCATGCTTCGTCTCCAGGATTGATCCAGCACAATACGCTAAGATGATCGCTTGTCAGAGGGAATGCGAATGTTGCATTCAACCATTTGGGCGCGGATTCGAACTCACGGGTAGCTTCTAAAATATCTTGCAGAAGCCCGGAAACGATTTCGGCGTCGTCCTCCCCGATATATTCTGCGCTCTTCCCAGTGCTAAGGGCCGGTATCAGTTTCTTTGCAGTTTCGTAGTTGATAGTTACCATTCTTTACCTTCCGATTTTTCCAGCATGACACAGATCCAGGTTAACGTTTCTTCGTCAACTTCAACCCCATCGACCTCCATCCCCATTCGCATACCAAACCGCATACGAGAAACAGATTTGTTGAAGCGTTCGACAGTCTCAATCCGGTTCAGGAAATTGTCCACCAATTCCTTACCGCCTTCGATTTCCAGATCAGGCAATCCGTTCAGCTTTTTAGCCAGGTCGATTGCGTCACCGGCTTCTAAGATAATTTTGCCCATTAGATTAATCCTCTTTTGCAGTGCGAATGGCAATGGCGATTGCGTCAACGATCAGATAGAAAGCAACCTGACCGGCAGTGAATTCTGCTTTACCGGTGTAAACCATGATACCAGCAACAGCAATGATCGCAGCAATACCGAATCCAAACAATTTACCCATGATATTTTCCTCATAAAGGGCCGAAGCCCTTAGATATAGTTCGCCTGGTAGCGTGCGCGGGTCAGTCCCACATACAGAAGTTGCTTACACAGGTCGTAGTCAGCGTAAGATAACACGTCACGGGTATAAAGGAAACCATTATCGTATGTGCTTCCCTGTGATTTGTGGTAGGTACAGACCGGCAGAGCCTTAACATTCTGGAACTTGTTTTTCAGATCCCAGAACTCGCTCCACGGTGCGCGACCATTGGTCCGCTGCTTGTATGCTTTGTACGTGCCTGCGATATACGACAAATACTCCTGGAAGCGTTCGCGCATCTTCGGATCAACGATAACCTGAATGTCGGCGTTAGTCTCTTCAAAAATCGAATGAGTCTTCAGCAAGAAGTAATCAATCACCAGAGGCTGATCGCACATCTTAACGCGAATGGTTTCGGTGCGCGGAATAATCTGGTCGATCTGGATCTGCTCATTGTTGTTGTAAATGATCTCGGTGAACTTCTTACCGTCCATATACATTTCAGCAATAAGCGGCTCCTGCATCACGATTACTTCATCGACAATGAAAGGTTCTTCCGTCTTATACAGGTATTTCCTGATCGTGGCGTTCAGCTTGTCTACGTTTTCGTTGGTGTAAGCAAACATCCGGTTCTGAAACAGGTCGTCAGGAGTCTTAACCTTGCTGAAATAGTTCATCAGGAAGGCTCTGGCGTCTTCGTGCTTGAACACCCCTAAATCACCCACTGATAACGGGGCAAGCGGCTTACCGTCGCGCACAGCTCGCGATACCTGAATGATCGGGTTACCTTCCGCCTGGCGCATAACCTTATCCATCACCAACACATCAAAAATCTCTGTGTCAAAGAAAGGACTCAGTTCAATCGCACCATCAGAATCAACCGGCCTGATCTGGTCTTTATCGCCCAGACCCAGAATCACGCAATGCGAAGGTAGGCTCTTACGGATAATACGGAACAGCGGAGTTCCGACCATCGATACCTCTTCGACCACGAACACGCGACATGCGGAGAGGTCGGGGGCTTTCTTGCCTTTAACCTGTTCGAAGGTGCGGATCTCTTCGTTCGTTACTGGGCTGATTTTCAGCGCGGAGTGAATCGTGGAAACATCCATGCCGGTAGCAGCAGAGAGCACATTCTTTGCCTGGTGAGTCGGCGCGGTCATAACAATCCCGCTCGTTCCCATTGACTTCAGCGTATTGAAGATAACGCCAACCAGCGTTGTTTTACCGACGCCCGGTCCGCCCGTAATCGTCGTGTGCTTTTTGTTCTGGATGTTTTCGATCACCTGATCGTGTACGCGCTTTTGATCTTCAGACAGATCCGCGTACGTGATTAAGGTGTTTTGCTGGGTTTCCAGCGTGACGATTTTTGGTTCGTCAGGGAGAATTATCTGTGTCATACGGTCAACGTGACCCCTTTAATGTCGGAGGTTGCCAGGAACCAGCGCATTTGCTGTTTCTTCTCTTCAGGCCATTCGGCTGGCTCTGGTACGTGACGGAACATTTCCAGCAGCGTTTTCTTTCTCGGAGCAGGTTCCGGCTTTTTGAGGCGGGTACGGTATTTCCCGCGAATATAATCAAGTTCCTCCTGGGCTTCCTTAATTGTTGAATACAACACAGGAGCAGAACCAGGATTACAAAAAGGAATTACAAACCCCTCTTTATCCTTCACCGTGATCACAAAGTATTTCTGTATCATTTTTGGCCTTCACAAGTATGTAAAAGAATCCGATTACCCATATTGCAGAGCATAGCATAAGCAACCATGGCCTGTCGATTCCTTCGACCTCAAAGACGCAGGAACCGAACAGGTAAGTTACTGCCATGCTACCGGCATACATCAGGGCGATGGTAAGCAGTAGCAATGGCAGTTCAATCAATAGTTGTTGCTCCAGCGACGGATATTTTCGGCCTGCTTCAGGGCATACAGTTTGAAAATCGTTTCGGAGTCCATACCCAGCGCCAGGAATTTGCACATAAAGAAATGCCACTGGTCGATCAGTTCAAATGCGACTTCGAGTCGGTCCGATTCGCTCAGATCGCTGAATTTGGTTGCACGGCGCATCAGATGATCTGCTTTCCATGGCTTGAACACGGCAGACGCAGGCTTTTCGCCGTTAGACATGCCACCCAGGGCAGTATAAAGCTCGCGGGTTTCATCAGCAATAGAATCGTCTTGCTGTTTCATCCAGTCAAGGATCTCGCCACACGTTTCCAGCTTATCCGGGCGCGGAACATATGTAAGGGTATTGGACAGGTGTTGCTGTGCCTGCATCTGGAGATTAAGCATGAATTGCAGCGGGTCGCCACCATCTTCACGGATTTTTTCCAGAGTCCCGGTTACCAGAGCCAGATCCTGCTCAGTTACCAGGCCAGCACATGCGGTAAAGTTGCCGCGTTGGGAATTTTGATTTTCAATAGTCATAATTATCTCATTTTCATAGGTGATTTGTCCCATGCCTTGAATCGCAGTTTTGCGGTCAGGCCGGATACGGTGTTTTCTTTCAGGTACTGCATGATCTGTTCTTTGGTCGCGCCATCTTCCTTGATCATCTCATTGATATCTTTTGCGGACCATGGCGCTTTGTCCCACAACACAACCTTCTCTCCACCGTCAATCAGCGATTTAAGGCGGCTGGTAGTGTCTGGGTGACGCGGTTCGTTATCAAGCACCCATACGCGCATGTTCTTATAAGGAACGTCGCTAAGGGCCATTTGACCGCCTGTAATCGCACCAGCATTATCAACGAACAAACTATCAATCGGACCTTCGAGCAAGTAAACAGGTTTCAGGGAATCAATGGTATCTTGTCCGTAAACCTTTGTCGAGTGTTCATTTGCTTTCATCGTCATATATTTTGCATTTGCTCCTTCGCGAAGAGCACGACCCTGGAAAGACTCAATCTTGCCGTCTTTATCAAAAATCGGGATCACCAGGCGCGGTTCTGGTTTCGGGATCGGATAGGTTGACATTTTAACTGTGTTTGCCAGCTTTTGCCACTCACGCGTAAACCATAACCGGTTGAACTTATCGCGAGGGATACGCCGGTTCAGGGCATATTTTACGATAGGGTGTTCATCCGGTAGTTTATCCAGACGTTCGCAGAACTCCAGCTCGGGGATAAACTCTTTCTTTGGCTCGGGCGCTTTAGTCTGTTCTGTCGGTTTGCGATCCTTGAAGGATTCCAGCAGATACAAGCGATACTCGTCAGGATAGTTATCCTTCAGGAACACGCTGAACGGTTTGTTATAGCCGCAGTTGAAGCAACCGGCGTTATAATGGTCGCCCTGCTTTGACGGGTAGATCCAGAAACGCTTTTTGAATTTGTCTGTGCGGGAGTCTCCGCACATCGGACAGCGTGCATTGATTCGGAAGTCCGAACCATTACGCTTAATCTCCGACATGTGAAGACTTCCCATGATCTGCGAAGCGAACTGAATATCAAGATACATAATTTTCTCTCAAATTTCGTAATGTCCCATTCTGAACGATCATACACACGTTGTCAATTCTGGTCCTTCAGGATCGGGCGATGCTTTTTCTTTTTCTTCTTACTGCTCGGGAGGGTTTCCGGTCCTGGTCGGGTAATGTCACCGCTGGTTTCCCCCGAAGCAATACGACCCGGATCCCCGCCAGAATCACCGGCTACCATCTCTTCATGAAGAGCCTGGCGCAGGTTTGGCAAGTTCATCATGATTTCATCATGGTCCTGCTCTGTGAGGTTGTAGCGGTTACGCAGGCTATCATAGTTGCTGGTCAGGTTCATGTAACCAGTCATATACGGGACCGCGTTTAACCGGCGCTTGATGTGGCGCACAGACCGATGAAATGGTGAGTATGCGGCTTTCTCTTCGTCGGTCTTAGGCAGTCGCAGAACTTCGCCTTGTCCGTCAATGATACCCAGCTTATACGCGGACCACTCTTCCCATGATTTCTTAAGAAGGCGGATCATACGCACGCTGTAGGTTAAATCCATGTTCTTTACAAGTTGGTCAGTCATTATTCTATCCTAAAGTCAAATGTTGCGGAAGAAACGGGTTTCTCTGGTTCCGGCTCTTCGTCTGGCACGAAATCACAACAAACGATTTCGCAGATAGGAGAAACCCCGTTCCATTGATCTTTATATATCCCAGTGTCAACCCCGCATCCTGGGTGCATCTCGATGCCGGTATCCTTTTCGAACTTATCGACTTTGCTGGTCTTACACCATTCAAAATATCGGTTGGCTGAGTATTTGAACCCGGAAGACATTTGCGGAATGATGAATACACCGATTCGGGCTATCTGGCTGGCGCGGTCAATCACCTTGAATTCAAACTCAGAGCCGGTGTATTTTCCAGCCCAGTCAGAGGTTTTAATCTTACCGAATGGCGGGTTGCTGATGCACATATCAAACGTCTTGCCCAGATCGGTCGATAGGGCGTCTCCGTGAATCCAGTCAGCCTCCGGCACGATACGCTTACCTAACTGATAGTATGTGCGATTCAACTCAACACAGACCAGCTCACGCGGTTTTTTGTAGTAGTGGTGATGCACCTGGGCAAAAGACAGCATACCGATACCGGCGCACAGATCAACCACTGACCCATCACACTGGGCGTCTACACTGAAATCGTTAGCCAGACCCATGGGCGTAAAGAATGCCCCGAGTTCGCTGTTGTTCGTGTATGCGCCCTCATGGAAGTTTTCAAGGATAAACACCTTCTCTTCATAGGTCAGGGGCTTATCAGAGTTTACCAGCTCCAGTATCTGATTGTGCTTTTTTGTTTCCTGCTTCGTCAGCTTTGCCATTGTCCCACGTCCATAACAGTTTCTCTTCGACTACTTCAAATTCCCAATCATCGACATGACCAGATTCCCAGTCGCGATGATAGTTTACGTTACAGATCCACTCATAGATGCCAGGAGCGTTCTCGGTTTCAAACGGCAATCCGAGTTCTTCGGCACTGTTTCCACATTCAAAGAATGAATCATGAATGCAAGGACGGGATAATACATACACAAGACCTTCTTCGTCAATAGCAACGATCCACTTTGAACCGTCAGGACTATCAAACTCGGGTTCTTGGCGTTCTTCCTTTTTGATAATAATATCGTGTAAGCTCATGATTTTCTCCAATAAAAAAGCCCCAGTTAAGGGGCTGGTATTATTTGCGCAGTGTTTTGAGTTCTTCTTTCACGCCGTCTTTCATAGCGTTGATAGTGCTTTTGAACTCTTCGCCACCGTATACGGCAGAGAACAACAGAAGCAGAACCAGAAGAATCGCAGAACCCGCGATAATAAACAGAGGTTTAATCAACAGGAAAGCAATGGGAATCAGGGCCAGCCACATAGGGAATGGATTTCCCAACCAGACGTTGACGCCTGCGATTGCTGCTGCTGCGATAATTGCTTTCATGGTAACCTCCGTTTGTTTAGTGTGTGGGTAATATATCACACACTAACGGAAAGTACACTACTTTTTCGTGTATTGTACTGCTGTTTTGCAGATCTCGACGAAACACGTTCCGAGAAAGATCAGGGTCCAGATTGCTGCGATTCCTAACATAACCGCGATTGCGATGTATATCGGGAGCAGGATCGGGAGAGTTACCGCCCACCATGACCAGGCGATTACACCGGTCAGCTTAAGAACCAGAAACGCTACGAATATAACGAATAGCGTCGATAATGATATATCAATTCTCATTATTACCTCGTTAAAGGGCCGAAGCCCTACATATCAATGTTTTCGATTGAAGCCATTTTGCTACGGTTTGACTCTGCCTGGCGGAACATCGGACCCTGAGTTTCTTCAACGGTCTTCGGCATCTGGTTTCCGTGGAAATCCGCCTTGAATCCTACGTCGCTGTTGTCGGTATCCATCCAGCGCTGATTTCCCTTGCGCACTTCGAGTTTGAAGTGATTGAAGAAGTTCTTATCGCCGTAACGGGATTTGATTTGCTTCATCAACTGCAAGCCCTGATCCGCAAGCTCATCTGTCTCGATCACCGCTAAGATAAAGTCAGCGGTTGCAGCAAGACCGGCAGACTCCGCGATATCCCCCATGCTCATATCAGAGCTATCCCAGGCATTACGCGTTGTTTGAGCACCAGACCATAACACAGCTTGTTCCTCTACTGCAAGACCGCGCAACTCTTCCGCAATGGCTTTAACCAGAATATAGGTATTCTCGCCACCCTTCATACGGGTTGACAGGCAGATCCCCAGGTAATCGACAATGATTACATCCGCTTTGAACTGCTTTTTCATCTTCAGCTCTTTGATAAGGGCTTTGAAGTGATTGGCATGTGCGCCGCTGGTTGGGTACTGCTTCACGATCAGGCGACCGACTTTGCGACCCTTCAGTTTTTCCATGCGGTTTTTGTAATCCACATACTGAATGTTGCCGTTGTCGATATCGTCCATCGTCACATCAAGCAAGTTTGCATCGATACGCTTAGAACAAACGTGTTCAGCCATTTCCATGGAGATATAGAGCACGTTATAGCCCTTCTGAAGGTAATCAGAGGCAAGGCTACACAACCCGAGGGATTTACCCACGTTAACGCCAGCAAGCAGCAGGTTAAGCGTACCGCGCTCTGCTCCGCCCTTAGTGATAGCATTCAGGATAGGGATGCTGAACGGAACCTTCATCGCTTTTGATTGATACAGCAGCCAGCGCTTTTCGTAGTCTTCGAAATAGTCATGACCTACCGAAGAATCAAACGTGATTGACAGAGCATCCGACATCAGATCTTCAATAGCTCCAACGTCCGGCAGTTTCTTATCACGCTCTTTCTCTGGCTTCTCTGCGTTCGCCTGGATCTCGATTGCCTTCGAGAGTGCGTTATACATCGCCTTCTCTTTGCAATAGCCCTCGGTTTCTTTAAGCAGCCAGTTTAAATCCTCTGGCGCATTGCGGAGGGTCTTGATCATCCGCTTAGTGTCGGTCAGTACCGCATCACTGGTTTTCTGTTTCTCTGCTGCTACTTCCAGAGCAGTCGTCGAGGGGATCGCATTGTACTCATCAACGTGAGTCTTGATGATGTCGAAAAGATTACGGGCAGTACCTTCGAAATATTCAGGTTTTAAATGGGGCCATGCCTGAACAAAATACGTACCATTGTAAAGCAGGTTGGAAAATATAGTATCGACGATCATTACTACCTCTTAAGCTAAACGACTAAAAAACATCAGAAACTCTGTTGCTCTGTTCTTGAAACGTTCCCAGCGGGTTGGTTGCGGGATCGGGACACCGCTGATTTGTTCCTGAATTGCGGCGTGTACCAGATGGATCAGGGCTTCTTTGTTGTCGTCCGGCGTGCTGAACTCAACCTGAACCTTCCCGTTTTCCCACCAGATTTTATGAACATAAACCAGGTGACTGTTACCGGCTTCGTCGATTACAAGAATTTCCTGTAACACATCGCTTAACGCTTCATCCAGCTTACTTTTTGCTCTCTGTTCAATATCCATTATGGATCCTTAAAAGTTGGGGGCCGAAGCCCCCAGATAATCAATCGATCAGTTGTGCGTCCAGATCGTCAGGTACATCAGCATCAATGTTATCTGATACGACGGAGCTATTCAACTCTTCCTCATCAGAATACAGATCATCCAGTGCTGACCCGTCATGCATTTCGCTATCAGGGATTTTGTACTTCGCCTCGACCGCATCATTGAACGCCTGATGCTTAAACAGCGGTTTCCAGAACTCAATGCAGTTGGTATCTGCTTCGCGCCATTTCTTTTCTTCCGGGACCATTTCGCCGGTCTCTTCATTCAGGAACGAACGAGAGCGCCAGCCTTTCGTCGGGGTAATGACGAAGCCCAGTTCCATCGCGAGTTCAATCAGGCCGGAATACATGCTGATACCGCCTTCATACGTCACGCGCAGAGGGAATTTGGATTTCTCCTTCACGAAGCGTGATTTCTCAACATTCATGATGAAGTCATAACCCGCTACCTCGGTCCCTTCTTTTACCTGCTGTTTGCCCAGAATGATCGCGGTATCCGCAGAGTACATCAAGCCAGTACCACCAGAAATAACCTTCTTGCTGTACATTTCCTGAGTGTCGTACGTGTGGCAGATACAAACCATCGGGATATCAATATCAGTCAGGTACGGGGTAACCATACGGAACATACCCTTAAGCGCTTTGGCGCGGGTCATATCCTGCTTGTCGTTGTCTTCCAGAGCATCTTTCATCTCTTTCTTACTCGCGGTGTTACCAACGGAGTCAACGAAGATGATCACCTTGTCGCCACGTTCCAGTTTATCCAACTGGCTCACCACATCATTACGAAGCTGTTCAACAGTCGTGATGCGGGTATAGATAACGCGGTCCGGGTCAACACCCATCGATTTCAGATAAGACTTAGTAACACCTTTCTCTGAATCGTAGAACAGGCAAACAGCTTCAGGATCTGCATTCAGATACGACGCGACCGCGACCAGACCCAGATTCGATTTGAAGTGCTTCGAAGGACCAGCGATAAGAGTCAGACCAGAAGTCAGACCGCCGTTAAACTTGGCAGACAGAACCAGGTTAAGGATTGGCACGCGGGTACGGGTGATCGTGATGTTGTTGAACACATTGCTTTCTGAAAGTACAGAAGTGGTGTCGCTGTTTGAGTTCTTAATCAGTTTTTTCAGGAGTGCTTTAGACATTTATTTTATCCGGTTTCAATTTTCTTTGGCATCATATATATCTCACAAGTTTAGGAAAGGGGCCGAAGCCCCAGGATCAGAAGTCGAACAGGTCAGACAGACTCGCCCGTTTGATATAATCAATCTTACATGCTTGTGTCATGGTTTGCAATGGACTGAT